AAAGATAGAGTCAATGTTTTGTTGTTACGTGGGCGTATAATTCTAACAGTACGCCATGTTGTTAATTTCCTTAATGAAGAATGCTCCTTAGTAAATCCTTTTAACATTGACGGTCTTAATTTTAAGAAAAGTGACTGCAGATTTATTCCTTTGACAACATCCCGAAATGAAGATTTAGATGCCGTTTTAATTGAACTTCCTCGTTCTATAAATGGTCACAGAGATATTATTAAGCAGTTTACATTGCAAGAAGATCTTTGTAAATTTTCAGAAGTTCCCGGAAACCTACCACACCTGCGATATTTAGGAAAACCAGGTGGTAATAGACTGTTGTCATATAATGATTATTCCTTAACTAGTATAACAACCTTAGACAGCATGGAATATGTATTAGATGATATGGATGGAACTGCTCGAACCCTGCAATTGAGACAAGGATATAGATATTATGCTGAGACTAGTGGTGGCGACTGTGGTGCTCCTTTATTAGCTTCTGCTCCGAGTTTATCGCGTAAGATACTTGGTATACACGTAGCTGGTTATAAAGGAGAAGCATGGGCTGTTCACATAACACAGAATATGATAGATCGAGCTTTGAGAAGTATTTCTTTTGAAGCCCAAATAAAGCTCGATTTACCATATACTGGTGAACACGTTGTTCCTGAAGGCAATTTCATGCCAATAGGAAAATATCCCAATGTTTTACCACGCCCCACTAAGACTGAATTGAGACCTTCCCCTATACACAATTTAGTTAAAGAACCCTTTAAACAACCCGCAGTTTTGAAGCCCATAACCATTGATGGTGAACGTGTTGATCCATTAATGACTGGACTTAAGAAGTGTGGTGTTGTAACTCCGACTATTGATATTATGACACTCCGTAGATGTAGAATTGCGTTAACTTCTTTCCTTAAGAAAAACCGTAGTAAGAGTTTTAAAGGTATTCTTACTGTAAGTGAGTCAATAAAAGGCTTACCCGGAGATGATTTTATCACCCCTGTTAAACGACGATCATCGCCTGGCATTCCCTGGTGTTTTCAAGCTGGAGGTACAGCTGGAAAACGAAAATGGCTTGGCGATGGTGAAGATTATATTTTAGATCACCCCGATTTAATGAATGCTTTACAGAAAAGGTACGAACTTGCATGCAAAGGAG